TGATCATGTTTGGAAGGGAAAACGTTTTCCATAAGTACATTATCTGAGCCAGTCAATGGACGGTTTTGAATGTGATCTACAGGATCAGTTCTCATCCGTTCCAGGCCAGACCGAGTGCTTACGGTTCAGACCCGTATAAAGGCCGTGCTTTGGATGCGCTGGATCGTCCCGCTTTTCATGCTTGTAAAGCATGTCGAGCCAGACAAGACGATTATTTTGGGCCTCGATGTCCGTAGCCCCGTAAGACGCGGACATCATTGGATCAGGTTTTTGCATCAGCTAGAAGCCATCAGGCCATGAGCACTAGCAAATGCTAGAAGCGCCTCAACCTTTGCCTCAAGCGTCACGCAATACTGCAACAGCTCAGCATTGGTTGGCGCGGCAGCATTCGCAATTGTGTTGGTGTCACTAGCTGTAGGCAACGTTCCAGTCGTTGCTGTTGTTGTAATGTCTGCAACGTGCGTGGACTGAATAGCAGCTGTCGCACCAAAGAAGCCGATAGTGTTGGCGTTGATCTCAAGCTGGGTCGTCAACGTGCCAGCAGTTCGAGCCTTTAAGCGCAAGCGCCCGTCTTCAGTGGCGTCGCTTGCGTCGACGATGCTGCTCTCAACAGAGGCATAATCAATTTCCTCTGGGGTGCTGGCGTCGTTTTTGCCACGGAAGAAAACAGTCCCTAGCAAGTCATTGTCTTGACCTGCACCGGATGCACCACGCCGGTGAAACAAGGTGATGTCTCCACCAGACGCAGAATCATTGGCAGTGCATTCTGAACGTATTCCTGTGCCGGTCAGGCTCGTGGTCAGATGCAGCGGAAAAATTGGAGCTGTCTCACCGATGCCAACATTGGTACCGCGCAACCTGATGCGGCTTGCAACGGTTCCACTAGCAGACGACATCAGATCAAGAATGCCATCCTCATTGCCGTCGCCTGCATTGCTGATCTGAGAAAGGATCTGCCCGTAAACGTGAGCGTTGCCTGCATCAGACTGGCCGCGAAACTCAATATTGCCGAGGTTGTCGTCAGCAGCAGGTGATGCTGATTTGCGATACAGCACCAAATCAGGCGCAGTATCTAAACCCGCATCGCTGTTTTCAATAATGACTTGATCAGTAGTGTCACCGCTAAACAGATGAAATTGCGCTGCAGCCGTTCCAGTGCCTAGCTGAAATCCCGCCGCAGTGAACTTGCCCGTAAAAGTTGAGTTGTTGCTGAATGCAACCTCGTTGGCGGCGGTTCGGAAAATACCTGCGGTGCCATTATCACTTAAGAAACCGATAGAAGGGGAGCCAACACTACCGTCAGGGAGCGTGCGGAATAACGTAGACAGCGTGATTGACTTGTTCTTGTTGACGTTTGCAGCCTCTGAAACGTCAACAATTGGCAACAGATCACCCGTTGCAGGTGATGTCAACGCTGAGAGAGCTGAAATTTTGCGATCAGCCATTAGGCAGCCTCCAGGGCAGCAACTTTAGTTTCTAGAGTTTCAATCTTAGTGATTGCCTCTTGCAATGCAGCAGTAAGCAAAGGAACAAGTTTAGCTTGGTCGATACCTTGATATACAGGCTGGTTGCTAGTCTTCGTCCAAGTACGAGTTCGAGTTTCAGTAGTTTCGTTGCCGTCCTCGTCAGTAACCGTATCTTCCCAAGTTAATTCGGCAGGCTTAACAACATCAGTTTTAAGTACGGTTCCATCCCATTCAGTAAGTGTGCCGATGTCTTCCGTCTCGTCCTGCGTTCCAGAAACACTTTCTGGTACAACAGTTTGAGCTTCGTGAGCTATAAATCCATCAACAGTTACATCAGAGTCTTCAATAAAGTTAAAACGCTTAGGCAGTAATTGTTTAACACGACTAATTGCTCCATCTAAAACAACAACATTTTCTTTCAAACGATAATCAGAACTTGTATTGTATGAAACAGACGAGGTGTTCACTACGACTTGACCACGTTCAGTGCCATCTCTTCTGAAAGACAAGATACCGCCAGTGCTGTTTCTATTGATCTTTAAAGGTTCGGAATCACCATGCGAAATCAATAGTGTTGTTCCAGTATTAGATTTGTCAAAGCAAGCACCAATTGTGGTATTGCCACTCCCAGGATCTGAAACTGTATTTTGGTGGATAAGAATATCGCCCTGTCCGTTGATACGCATACGCTCTGTAGGGGTAGCGTTATCAATGGTGTCAATTTTAATTCCACCACCAACGCCTTGATCTAGATAACCAGCAATACGTCCACCGTAATTACTACGGATCATACTGATAGCAGTATCAGAAAATCCTGAACTAGCAGCTACGTCTGCTAAAACAAGCTTTTCTGCCGGATTAATCGATCCGATGCCGATTCTGCCGGTGGAGGTGATTGCTAAATTTGTAGCTGCTCTAGCGTTATTGCCAATTCTAAACTGATCTGAAGCTCTATCCGTCCAGACTTGCCAGTTACGCTGCCCTTGATTATCGAAGTATAGACCGGGGCTATTGGTTCCGGTGTTAGTTGCACTTAGTTTGATTTGGGGGTTGCTATCACCAGCTACCTCAAGAAGTTGCCCTGGACTACCCGTGTTAATGCCGACGTTGCCACTTGCATCGACGTGGATCCGCTCATTACCACCTGTGGCAATGCCTAACTTATTTGCTGCAGGACGAAACAAACCAGTATCTACATCGCCTGCAAATGCCAGACCAGGAGCGGCAGCAGTGCCGTTTTGCATCAGCATCGTGCCGTCAAGCTCTTGGATTACGATCCAGTCGCTATTCGCTGAATTTCTCAGCTTCAACTGATTTGCTGTCGTGTCTGCCCACCACTGATAGGCATAAGTCGTGGCAGGTGCCGTTGAATTGCTGTTATTACTGACGATTGCCGCTAGTGCGTTGTTGAGGTCGGATCTAAAGCTTGCACCGCTTTGATTCGAAATAATATAGTCGTGAGTGGGAGCCATTTTTAGGTCTGTTCAGTGCCGTAGCCGACTGCTTGATACTGGAAATTACGGTCAATAGCAGCGTTACTGCTGTTAAAGAACGTAATCGTGAATCCAGTTCTAGAAGCGGATGTCACCACATAGTAATCCCCTGAAGCAAGATTGAAAGCCGTAATGCCAATGTTGGGCTCTTGGTAGAAACCATTTGTGAACGTGACTGCTTTCGCTCCAGCTCCTGAGGCGATGGTTGGACTGCTCTCTGTTCGCAACTCCAACTGCATGGTGAAGCCCAGTTCATCAACCACAGGCGTCTGGTCAATGTGGTCAGAAAGCAGCTCGCACTTGAACTGAAACTGTCTGGCAGTGAAGCGACCTGACTCCATCGGAATCCACGGGCCAAAGTCGATGTCAGATTCCATTTGAATTTTGTCATTATCTTCAAGCAAGAAAAAGTCGCCATCTTCCAGCAAAAGCTCCTCATTTGTCGTCACTTGATTGCTTGTGCGGAAGTACACCTCAGCAGACGTGTCATCTGGAAGGGTACCGTCGAAGTCAGACCAGCGGTCAATCAACTCTGCGCGGTCATCAATCGTGTCTGCTGGATACAGGCCACGCGTTGTAAGTTTTCGCGTAAATAGAACGCTAAAGACACCGCCAAGGTCTAACACGTCTTTAAAGACATATTCGCCAGACGCTAAACGCGTACCGACAAAATCACTTTGGGCCAGTGAATCAACGTCAACAAAATCGTCAACCTTCGCATTACCATCTAGCACTAAGCCATCGTATTCATCGCTGAAAAACACATCAACTCTGTCGCCTTGAAACGGCGGTGAGTCTGTATCTTCACGACGCACTTGAAGGTTGAGCCGTGGAAGCTTGTTAGGCAAATCAATGACTGCGCTAGCAGCAGTCAAACTGCGCTGTCCGTTCTCGCCTTGAAACTTGATTAGATATTCGCCTTCAATTAAAGGCAGTGTGGCTGAGTTGGTTTGCGCTTTTACATCACGCAGCAATGTGCTGTTCGGCCATACTCCCGTGCCATCAATTTGCGGCGCATGACGAATAATCGCTAAGAAATTAGCCGTATTTTGCCCAGTAGGTGGGATTTTCCATCGTAAAATCACTTGATCGCCTTCAATCGCTTGGATCGTGACATCTGCAGGCGTCGGCGGCCTGACTACAGCTGGATCATCTTCAGGACCACCATCAGTATCAATATCCGGTACGGGCACAACCCCAGTAACAGTAACCCAAGCAGATTTTTTATTAACAGATGGTGCGCCAACTGATCGAATCTGGAAAGTAATTGCTTTCTCTGGAAGTAATCCGTCAACCTCAAAAATTGTGTCTGTAGTATTAGCTCTGATGAAATTTCCTTTGCCTATCTTGTATCGAATCTCAAAGCCAAATGTCGCACCATCAAGGCCACGGCTCCAAGATACCGTCATTCGATTGGTCTTTGTTTGACTAACCGTGACTTCTTTGAATGCAAGTGTAACCAATATCGGCTTTGCTGGCGCGTCATTAAATAGCGTGACATCGTCAAAAACAAGCTCAGTTCCCTCGTCAGCTGTTTTGTAGATGCTGTCATTAAACTGGACGCCTACAATCGCGAACGTACCGTCGCCCCCATCAGAAACAGTTAGGCAACGGTAGTCTTGTTGCTCAACGGTCGTCGCCTGAAGAGACCAGATTGATTGCGCTAATGGTGCAGAACTAAATGATGCTGTATTAATGACGTTGCCAGAAACGCTGCCAATTGTTTTTATCTCAACGCTTCCATTAGCAAGAGTGCAAGTCAGGGTGTAACCGCCGCCAGCAGGCAACGCAATGTTTTGATCAACCGTGATTGATGTTGTCGTCGCACTGCTAACTCGACCAGCAAGGCGCACGCCTTGGCGCATCTCGTCCGCCACTGCAAAGACTTGACCAGGCTGCACGACAGCGCCTTGCAAACCAGTGGTAAAGGTAACTACTTCCCCATCAAGCTCTTCTGATGCAAGCATCCACCGTCCGAGACGTTGCGCTTGAAACTTAGACGTAGCGCCAAAAGCAACGATCTCTTTTTCTTGATAACCGTACTTTGAAATTAAACTGGAGTTTTCAACACAAACATAGTTTGATTTATAAAAGTTCTGCGGATCGTTGTAACGAACGCGGACCTTTGTGCTGCGCGTTTTTAGTGACGACCCTGAATAGTTAAACGCTCCATTAATAACATTGCTGTTAGCGTACAAATGCGCTGGCGTCATGCCAGAGCCATCTAAGCGGCCATGGTCTGCAGTTGCCTGAATTGTATTTGACTGCCAGAAAAGCATTCCGCGAAACACACTGGCAAGATCCTGCAAAACGTTGAACGCTTCAGCTTGCGATGAAATAACTGTGTTGCACGCAAAACGTGGCTCAGTGGTGCCATCAGGATTGGTAACAAGCTGATTTGCATATTGGGCAAGCGGATACAGATCGACCCAACTAAGGTTTGAAGCTTGCACAAAATCGCCTGCCCCATAACGTGGGTTTGTAACCATGTCGTACCAACAGCAAACAGGGCAGTTTGTCCACGCTTGTTTGAGGTTGCCGTTGAAAGCACCAGAAAACGTCAAGCTGCCGTCGCTTCTAACCGCAGCGTTTGCAGGTATTTGAACAATTCTCCCACGAATCTTGTAGGCCCTAGTCGGCAGACTTCCAAACTGCCTTGTTGACAAAGAAAGACCTGCAACAGCACAAAACGGATAAGCTGTTCGCAACGATTGAATTTCAATCAAGTTTGACCATATAATTTGATTTGCTCTGCTGTTGGCTAACGGGATATTCTTTTCGACCTCCCTAAAATTATTGAACTTTACCTCAAAATGGTTTTCCCCTAAGTTAACTTTCCTGACGCGAATATTCCATGGTCCTTCGCCAGGAAGATTGAGGCGTGGAGTTTTAAATTGATAATTGCTAACAGCGATGCCAGTTTTTGTAGTGGTGTAAACATTTTGAAATGCACGACCGCGTGCCTGCACGTCAACAGCGACCTGAATCTCTCCGTTAAACAATTGCCCCTTTGCCAGCCCCTCCTGCGCTGTTGAAAACATGCGAGGAATAGTTAACAGCAGCTCAAAAGATTCAACCTCTGTATCTGTAATTTGCCTTACAACTGTTCCACTCCCATAGTCGCGGGCAGTGACTTCGTTTTCTGCATTTAGCGTCTCACTGTAGTTTTTACCAAGCTCTGCGCCTACGTCAGTTATAGTTGATTGCCCATTTTTACCTTGAACCAACTCCGATTGTGTGCGACCACCAGGTTTAAAGTCATACGAGACATCTTGATTCAAAAAATTGCGGTCTCCACCAGTTCTAATTGGTGTTTCCTCAAGGAAAATACCCTGTTCCGCCTTAACTAAACCAGCAATTGGACCCTCGCAAAGCAGGTCAACAAAATTAATAACAGAAGTAGAATTTAGAGCCATGATTTAACCAAGGTCGTAGCCATACGCTTGCCAGAATAACGTACATTTTGAGTTTGCCCTGTGGTCTATTATTTCAATTGTTGGCGCAATTTCATCCTCAACATCAGGATGAGAGATCCGGTGTATCCATTTGTAGTTGTCGCCATTGGCTAGTAAACCTTGCACCGTTGCTTGAGAAGTGGCAATAATTGGATCTGGGCCGCCTGTTTTGTTTTCAAGTGTGATTCTGTAAGTAAAAAAGCCATCAACTAAAGTCGACCCAGGGGCATCCACAAAATCAAACAACCCATCGCGAAGCTCGAAAATAAAATCAAGTCGCTCTCTTCTACTTGTGCTTTCGTTAATACTACCTTCCGTTTCTGTTTCGCCATCTCGCAAGTCAAGAAAACTGTTGGCTACTTTTTGACGATTATTGCTGCTGCCCAAAGTTTTTCTAGAGCGTTTTACTTTTACGCCAGATGCACTCTCAAAACTGCCAAAACCAATTTTCTCCCCTCCGACTTGTATCGTACTTGCGCCAGGATCTCTAATCGCTGTTTTAAGCGGATCAGATTCGTCTGCAACATCAACATTGGCACTTAGCAAATGACTGCCAATCAAAACCTCGCCATAGGCAACAGGAATGGTTGCCCCTACGCCGACCGTGTTAGCAGCGCCTGTGTAAGCGTATGACTGTCTACCGTCAGTGCCCCGTACAACGCCTTGCGGACCATCAGTGCTTGAAGATTCACCACTGCTTAATCTATTTGAACCACCAAGCTTTGGGATTGTCGGCTGCGGCGATAGCAGTTGTGCAGTACCAGCAAGAACCAGACCAAGGCCAATGTTTCCTGCGGCAATTGAAAGACTTAATGCTGTTGTTGCTGCAACACCTGAAGCAAGACCAAAACCAGTTGCGCCAAAAGCAATGGAAGTGCCTCCTGTAAAAATTGCAGTTGCGATTAAAGCAGCGCCAAACAAAACTTTTCCTACTCCCTTGCCACCACTACCTGCGACAACAGGCGTCAAAATCAGATCGTTGCTGCCGATCGGCAACTGCAAATCTTCAAGATCTAAATCCGTACCAGCTTGAATTAACCGGTAGGCAACGCCATGTTCATGGGCGTGCGTCAACTCCTCTTGAAATGCAGGCGAATTGATACACAACAGCTTGATTGCGTCCGCAGGCGTTCTTAGGTTGAAGTACGTGTGCTCAGCACCGTACCGGTCTCCTAGATCACCCAGCAGTCTGACGACCTGCTGCATAGCGAAACACTGCTGCAATCCTTTCGACATAGTACCGCCGCAGCGGCTCAATCGCACTCAATGAATCCTGCCGCTGGTGGAGAATCAACTCATCAGGCAGCAAAATTGCAGCGTGCATCGGTGTTCGCGTGTCAAGTCGCATGATTAACACATCCCCAGGCTTGCGCCGCTCAAAAGCAACCTGCTCAAACCCGATCGCTTCAGCCTGCTCTAAAAATATGCTGTCGCAAACCTCTAAGTTGTCTGGGCGGGAAAAGTCAGGCAACTTGATGCCCTGCAGCTCAAACCAATCGCGAATCAACGTAAAGCAATCATTGACCCCGTATTGCCACTGGCGGCCTAGCAGGGTTTGGTGGTTAACCATTGGCGATTAGGCATTGAATAAATGTACCAAGGCAGTCTTGTGTGCTTACAAGCTGCAAGATCAGCTTCGCTCGCCGGACCGCCTTGTGGATGTGAATGCACAATAGCTTCAATCTTTCCAGTCAATGCAGCGCGTGCGTAATCAACAGGATTTAAAACAAAATCTTCCTCAGGATTAGTGGCAATATTGCGGCAAGATATATAGACGCCTGCGACTACAAGGCCACAAGCTTCTTTGGGTGATTCTTTTTCAGCATGGGCTTCAGCCTCAAGTCTGAAGTCTTGCACCTGGGAAACCTCCAAATGGCAGCAATCCTGTCGGGAACCTTTTCACGCAACTGCTATAACGCTTGCCACAATTATCTTGAGACGAACTAACCGGGTTGTCATTGATGTCAAAGCTTGCCGTTCCGATGTAACCGCATTCAGAGCCGCGGTACTGCCAAGGGCAGTGCTCTAAAATTTGACGACGTGGCAACGCAAGATTTGTCAAATCAAGCTTGCTAGTTAACTCAAACTCAACCAGCTCCGGGTTTTCGTTAGCCACTCTGTCGATGTACCAAATTTCATCTTCAAACTTTGCAGACGGGTCAGCCGTCGCATTGCCACCAGAAAAGTTAGCCGCATCAAGAAACTTTTTGCATGTCCTAATACGCGTAACTTTTGCCTGCAATGGGTTGAAGAGCAAAATTAATGCAGAGATAGCACTGTCCGCGTTGGAAATTTTCATTGACGGTCTAGGTAGCGTGCCTTTTGTCGTCAACTCAAACCCATCAACTTCAATCGGATAAGCCACGTAAGTCAAGCCGTTAAAAATAACATTCGCACTTAGCTCATTCGTTCCAGCGTGATAATAAAAAGTCTGGTTAGTCCCATTAATTTCTTCGGTTAGTTTTAGTTCAAACAGCTCAATGATTGCTGAAGGCTCAAGAGACTGAATCTGTTCTTGAATTGATTGTGGAACTGTCATGCTTCAAATACCTGCTCGAAAGTTACCTGGATCGTTGCACGATTCAAGTACGGAATGGACTTGCTCCAGTTTCGGCAGATGTACTTGCCGCTGCTATCGCCAGGAGGTGTAAAGTCAAACTTTTCAACACCACCGCGAGCATCCAGAAAGTCTTCGATGGTGTCAGCATCCGTTTCAGAAACCTCAAACGTCAGGTTGTAGGTTTTTGGGTTTTGGTTGAGGCCGAACGTGGTGCGCTGGCTATAGCCCGAACCAAACTGCGCGATGCGAACGTTTGGTGCGCTGGTTTTTTGAACACCATAAGTTGGTGCAATTGAAGGGAAATTAGCCATTAGTTAAGAAGTCCTCCAGGGCGTTTTTGCTTAATTAGTTCAGCCTGCACGGCTGCACCAATCGCCTTGCCAAGTTGCGAAGCGTTTGGACCATCACCCTCAACAGAAGAGCCAGAGGCGTCAACGTTTACAGTCACACTAGCGCCACCCATTGCGCTGTTCGGCGCAATACTGCCAGAGCGTCCAGGGGTAAATAATTCAGGGCCACGCTCGCCAACCATGTAAGACGTGCCGCCTTTCACAGTGCCACCAGAAGCCCTGCCACCACCAAATAACTTGCCAAGTATTCCACCAGTGCTTCCCAGCGCACTGAATCCTTGATTGATTCCCATCGTCAGGAATTGTCTTGCTAGCTGCTTAATAATTCCAAGAGCAGTTTCACCTAAAGTTTTAGTACCTTCAATCGCATCCAAAATTCCGTTGGTAACATTGCTTTTAATAGCGTCGCCTAGCTGTTTGTATTTATCAGCCGTTTCTTTTGCTTTCTTTGCTAATTCCTCGTCTAGTTTTTTTTGCTTACGTTTTTCATCAGTAATTCCATAGTTTTCATCCAACACATCGCGCAAGGCTTTTAATTGCTCTTCTGATAAGAGCGGGAACCTTGTTGCTAAATTTTCTTTCTCGAACTGCAACTCAAGTTCCCGTCGTTGCGTCTCAGTAGATGCCGCTTCTAGCTGTCCTTTCTGCTTGAGGCTGACAAGTAATTGGTTGGCAGACTGCTTTTGCCTTTCCAATGCCTCAGCCGCCTTTTCTGCATCTGTTTTGCCACGACTGCCGGCTGTCAAATTGCCTGCTGGCAAGATCGTATTGGCAGGCGGTTTAGTAGCGTCTTGCACTGCTTTTGCTACAGATGCTGCCTGGGAAGCTTCATATATCTCTTGCGCACGAGCTTCAACTGCGGCTGGGTCAGCTTTCCTTGTTCCGCGTCCCATCACACCGCCTAATTCTTCGCGTGCTTGTGTTCTTGCACGATTCATTTGGAACATTTCAGTCAGCTTCGCAACCGCCGCTGTTGCAGCAGTCAAAACTGAATTAATAAGATCCAACAACCCTTTAATTGCAGGCCCAAGAACTTGATCTAAACCTCTAACAAGCGTTGTAATGTTGTTGACGATTTGGCTTAACTGTGACGATACCGTTTGCCCCATAATGTCAGCGGCATCACCAGCGGCACCGGTTGCATTCTTTTGATTATCAAGGTTTTTA